TGAGGAGGCTTACAGCCGAATTGGTGGTGAAACAGTAACAGGAAAAGAATCTTCTTCTGGAAGACGAAGCCTTAATCTATTGTTTAAGGAATGGAGTAATAGAAGTATTCAACTTTGGAGTGTTGGTGAATCAACACAAACTCTTACATCGGGTACAGCAAATTATACATTAAATAGTTATACTGTAGATATAGAGGAAGCAGTTATATCTATAGATAATGTTGATGGAACTAGAACTGATTTTCAAATGGAAAGAATTAGTCGTGATGATTATTTAAAAATTCCTAATAAAGATGTTGGGGGTAGACCAAATCAATATTTTATAGATAAACAATTAACACCAGTGTTATATTTGTATCCAACACCAGATAGTGCAGATACATTTAGATATAAAGAAAGAAAAGCTGTAGAGGATATTACAGCCGCAACAGAATCAGTTGATATACCAAATAGATTTTTGCCGTGTGCAATTAGTGGATTAGCTTACTATCTTTCATTGAAGAGACCACAAATTGAACAACAACGCAGGCAAGAACTTAAAATGCTTTATGAAGAAGAATTTAATAGAGCAATGCAAGATAACAGAGAAAAAGTTGATTTAAAAATTATTCCCGATTTTAGGTATAATGTATAATGGCTTTTGCAACAGGTAAATATTCTAAAGCTATATCTGATAGAAGCGGAATGGCTTTTCCTTATAGTGAGATGGTTAAAGAGTGGAATGGTTCTTTTGTACATAAAAGTGAATTTGAAGCTAAACATCCACAGTTAGAACCAAGAAAACATAGCCCAGATGCTGAAGCATTAAAAAATGCAAATCCACCTGTACCATTAACTCCATCAGCACAAATAGAGAATGGTGTTGTATCAACTCTAATGGCTTCACTTGGTGTTACTGAAGGTAAAAAATTTGTTGGTACATTTGCATTAGCAAATGCCACACCATTAGTATCAGCCTTGACTTTAAGTGTAAGTTTAGGTAGTGAATCAGTGAGTGTCAGCTAAAGCAAATATATTTGTTGCAACACCGTGTTATGGTAGTTGGTTAAGTGAAGATTACTTTCATAGTATTCTTGATTTACAAAATTTATGTAGAGAAGAAAATATAGCATTAAGAGTTCAAACACTTGGACAAGAGTCGCTAGTTACTAGAGCAAGAAATACATTAGTAGCAAATTTTTTAGATGATAAAGAAGCTACTCACCTTTTGTTTATTGATGCAGATATTGGATTTGATGCAAAATTATTATTAAGATTTTTAGAATTTAATAAAGAAGTATTGTGTGCACCTTACCCTATGAAAATGATAAATTGGGATGGTATACCGGATTTAATTAAAGAAAAAAAAGATTACAAAGATTTAAGTTCTCCTTATGTTTTAAATTTTAAAGATAAAGATAATATAAATGTTGAGAGTGGTTTTGCAGAAGTATTAGATGCGGCAACTGGGTTCATGTTAATCCAACGCTCATGCTTAGAAAAAATGAAAAAAGAATATCAAGATTTACATTATATAACTGACCAAATAGTAAACGGTAAAGAATATGATTCAGATAATACTTATTTGTTTTTTGATACAATGAAGGATGAAGATGGAAGATACCTATCAGAAGATTATGCTTTCTCAAGAAGATGGCAAAAAATTGGAGGAAAAATCTGGTCAGACCTCGGCTCCAGTCTCTCCCATTTTGGAGGCTACCGATTTGAAGGTAAACTCTGGAAACATTTTGACTTCAAAAAAAATTAAAAACGTAACAGTACCCGTCATGGGTTTATCATTTAAAATTACTAAGGGATAATATGGCAGACGCAATAGTAAAACCAATTAAAATGAGTATTATAAAAAATCCAGTTAAAGGATTTATTAGAAATGTTAAAGAAGAAGAAAAAATAAAACTTGAAAAAAGAGAAGAACGCTTAATAAAAGAAGGTAAAAGATAATGGCAGATGATGCATCAATAACACTCACAGCAACTATACTACCAGATGAGATAGCTAAAACTATTAGTGGTTCTATGACGGTAACACCAGATGATGCTAATGATAAATGGTACTATAAGTTAACTGCTGTTACAACAACAAGTGCAGATTTAATTGCAGGTAGTTTTTTAGATTACACAGCCGTTGACCAAGACACAGCACCCACAGCAATAGCCGCAGGTGATAAAATTAAATTTTTATTTATAAAAAATCAAAGTTCAGCCGATGGTATTATGTTATCTATAGATGCAGGAGCCGCCGCATTTAATTTAGCTGATGGTATTTTTATTGGGCCTTCTCAATCATGGTTTGGAAGATTGCCAAATGTAACAGTAGCAGACTTACACGCAATTTCATCAGATATAGGTGATGCAGGAGACGCAACAGCAAATTGCATAGTAGCCGCTTTAATAGATGATGTAGGATAATTTATGGCAACAATGACATATGCGACTTTAACGCAAGACCTTAAAGATTGGATGGAAAATGACGGAACAGAATTTTCTAATGAAACAGATAATTTTATTTCTTTAGCAGAGCACCGAATTGCAAGAGACATTGAGCCATATGCTTTTCACGAATCAGCTAACACAACATTAAATGTTGGAGATAGATTTGTTAGTAAGCCAACAGATGCAAAAGTTATTTTTCATTTTTTATATTTAGATTCTAATGGAAAAAGATATTTTTTAGAAGAAAGAACTGATGAATTTATTTATGATTATTGGCCTACGTCATCTATAACAGGTTCACCAATTTATTGGGCTAACTATAGTGATACAGCAATACTAGTAGCACCAACGCCAAGTGCGGCTCTTAATATTGAAATGACGTATGCAAGAAGACTAACAGAACTATCTAGTTCTAATACAACTAATTGGTTGACAGAAAATGCACAAGATTTAATTCTTTACGGAGCATTAATGGAGGCTTGTACTTTTTCTAAAAATAGAGAAGACCTAGCAATATACACGCAAAGATATCAATCAGCAGTTGAAACAATTAATAATCAAACTAGACGTAGAAGAAGAGATGATTATTCTTCTCCATCAAATGTGATGGGTGAAAATACGTTAAAACCAATGAGTACATAGGAGAAATAAATGGCAATTACGCAAGTATTAACAGATGCATTTAAACAAGATTGTTTAGATGGAGGACAAAATTTAGGAAGTAGCGGTGACACTTTAAAAATATCATTATACACATCAAGTGCAACTTTAGGTGCAACCACATCAGCATACACTACTACAAATGAAGTAAGTGGAACAGGATACACAGCAGGAGGTGCAACACTTTCTAGTCAAGCTGTGGCTTATGACTCTACAAATAATGTTGCATTTTTTGATGCGGCTGACCCAAGTTTTACATCTGCAACTATAACAGCTAGAGGAGCTTTAATTTATAATAACTCTAAATCAAATGCGGCAATTGCAGTTTTAGATTTTGGTGCTGATTTTTCATCATCTAACGGAACATTTCAAGTTCAATTTCCAAGTGCGGCTCACAACACTGCATTAATTAGGATTAGTTAATGGGTTCTGGTACTTTTGGATATAACAATAGTGCCTACGGGGACAATGGTTGGAATGATGGTGCTGTATTTGCAGAAACAGGTATAGCGGCAACAACTGCTCTTGGTAATGAAGTTGCATCTGGTAGTTCATTAACTATTCAAGTTGGTTACGATAATTTAAGATTAAGCTCAGCAAATATATCTTCTGGTATTACAGGAACAGCAACCGTAAATACAGTTACAGGGGTTAGCACTACAGGTAATATTGGAAATGTAAGATTGTGGTCTTTAATAAATACTACATCTGGAGGAACAGAAATATGGAAAATAGGAACAGCGAATTAGGAAAATAATATGTCAAATTATACACAATTAGGATTTGTAAAACAAACCGATGGAGAAAACACAGGTACATGGGGTGACGTACTAAACGAAAACCTTATTGATTTGTTGGATGATTCTATTGGTGGATATGTTGAAGTTAGTGTTGCCTCTGGTAACGTAACTTTAGCTTTTGCTGATGGAACAGCAGATAATAATGGAAGACACTCAACAATTAAATTTACTGGTTCTCCCGGTACAACTAGAACAGTTACATTCCCAGATGCACAAGTAAATTATTTTATTATTAACGGTTCAGACAGTTCAGTTATCTGTACTTCTGGTAGTGGTGTGGCAACGGTCACTATACCAACTGGCATGAAAGATGTTATCTATATAGATGGAAGTGATGAAATTCTTAGTATGTTTGGAACTCCAAACTTATCATCCTCTGGTAATTTTACAGTCGATGCAACAACAGATATTATTCTTGATGCTGATGGTGGAGATATATTTTTTAAGGACGGTGGTACTACTTTTGGTAGTGCAACAAACACAAGTGGAAATTTAATAATTAAATCTGGAACAACTGCGGCATTAACTTTTAGTGGTGCAAATGTAACAGCAGAAGGTAACTTAACAGTAGATGGTGACTTAGATGTTACTGGAACTCTAGACCTTAGTGATTCAAACTTTACTAATGTTGGCTCTTTACAATTAGACTCAATAGCAGGAGACGGAGATACAAATACTTCAATAACTTTTTCTGGCTCTGATATTATTACAATAGCAACAGGTGGTGCAGGTAGATTAACTATTGGCGATGGAGCATTATCTCCTGTTACTAATAATCAAATAGATTTAGGTACAAGTTCTTTAGAATTTAAAGATGCTTTCTTTGATGGTACAGTAACAGCAGATGCTTTTGCAGGGCCACTAACAGGTAACGTAACAGGAAATGCTTCTGGTACTGCGGCTACAGTTACAACTGCGGCACAATCAAGCATAACAAGTCTTGGAACTCTAACAACTTTAACTGTTGATAATGTAATTACTAACGGAGCGACAATAGGGCATACAGATGATACAGATTTATTAACTTTAGCTGATGGTATACTAACAGTAGCAGGAGAAGTGTCT